TTGTTAATCCTTTCAAGTCCATAGATCTTTGGTGCATCCTCGTCTAGCATTATTGTGATGTATCGTAATTTGTTTCTTGGATCAAGGGATCGACCTTGAAATCCAAATATTTCACTACGATTTTTTAATGGGATAATGATTCTCGACTCGTCATTATCTACGTCATCAAACGTATACTTTTGTTCATTTGTCCATCTCTTAAAGTGTTCACAATAATACAAATCCTTTAGGCATTTCTCTGGCAATTTACGATTAGAAAGATATGCTCTTGCTGGATGTTCTTTATTTAGTTCTGAGATTCTGGGCAGATCAAAATCCTTCTTAACAAATTTTGGTTTGCTAGATTTTACTACTGGATGTGGTGTGGTTGTAGCCTTACCAGTTAGTCCAGACTTATATCTTTCCATCACATATTGATCATAAAGCACCACATCTTGATCTTTAAGAAAGTTTGTAAAACTTCTTGAAAGACCGCAGTTATGGCACTTAAAGTTATGATCGTTTTTATATTGGTATAGATATCCTCTTGTCTTGTTCTTATTCTTCTGGGAGTCACCACAATAAGGACATCTGAATGTATACAGACCTTCCTTCTTCTTACTAAACTTCTGCAAGCGAACAGATACTAGTCCAATGTACTTAGTATCAACAAAACTCATTACAAGGGTATTACTGGTTCTCTATTATACTCTGTTGTGTCTGTTGTGTCAATATCCCACCAACAACTCTCTGTCCTATTGGAGATACAACGAAACTGATGATAGCAATTGCACCAGCAATTGTCCACATCTTCTTCTCCATTACACGGAGTCTAGTATCTACAAGGCGAATATCTCTCTCACATCCTGCCTTAATCTCCGCAGTCGAACGATTGACCTCTCGGTGAAGCGATTCCACTTTCTCAAATAGTACTGCATCAATCCTATCCTGTTTGTCTAATTTTTCATCGTGGACAGCAAGCATCTGACCCATCTTTTGATTATTCTCTTGAAGGGTTTCTATTACTCTCTCTAGTCTTTCTAATATTGCTTCGTTCTGTCTCATTTTCCTTTTAAACTTTGCAGCCAATACCTACGAGATCCTTTTCCTAAGTATATCTTCTTTTTCTTTTTCCTTACAGGTGGATCATCACCTGCTTCCTTTGTACCAGCAATTTGTCCACCACCAACATTGTTGATAGGTGCATCTTCATCCATAAATTGCTTAAAGGTTTTCATAAGTCGTTTAAGATTTCTAGACACTTTTCGTCTACTGGAATATCATGTAAGGAAGTTTTGGGGTATTCTGGTATTCGTTCCAAGTAAACTATAAAAGTTTTTAATACACCCCACAAATCTTTATCGATTTTATAAAACAATAAAGCTGTGGTTGCTTCACCAAAAACATTATACAGGATAATAAAATGATTAAGTAATAAGTGTACATTCAAATCTCCTGAATTTTTATACTTATTCAGGAGACGTTTGATCCACTTAAACCGTTTCATATCCTCATAAAAATCCTCTTGCGTTACTGCTTGAGGATTATCATAATGTTTAATGGCAAACATTGTATAATTCGATTCATTCAACTCATCAAATTTCATATTAAATTATTTGGTTGTTTTTATTTAGATTAACTATCTGGAAGTATAGTATCATCTCCAGAGTCAGCAGATATAGTGCTACCAGCAACTAGAACTTCATGCTTAACTCGCAAAGATCCATGCTGATCCAAGTATGTACTAATTCCAACCCATCCTGCATGTGGAGGAGCATACTTACGTGCATTACCTGATGCAGCATTTGCAACAGATTGCTCAGTAGTATCTACACCGTAAATGTTACTAGCACCATGATGCGAATCCTGAACAGTAAATACTGGTTTCTCACGAATCTCATAATCCACATCGGTGAATGCACCAGGAAGATTAAGATTAGTAAGTGTTATCTGTGTAGCAGAATCTATACTTAGAATCACACCCTCACCTACACCAGCACCATCAGTTGCTAATGTAACTACTTGTCCAACCTTTACACCATTACCTGATGTCCAAGCTATACTGCCACTCTGCTTTGTAAGCACTCCAGCAGTGGTACAGTTTACTT